TGAATGACCAAACAAAAAGTAAATAGCAGTTTGCTATTAAAGAGTTTAATTAAACTAACTTACTATCGAAAATATCCTTTATTTTCTGGTCTCTAGACCCGTATAAGCTCTGTATAAGATCTAGCCTCTGGCTATCATCAGCATTCTTATACATATCTCTGATTTCTGAAGCACTACGAACACTCTCATCGTTAATCTTGAAGTCCATTGTCGGTAGAACATCGACATACCCGTGCTTAGACATATATTCACTCTCACCTACACTTTCAAAAGGTTGAAAGTAACTAGGCTCACCGTTTCGCTTGGTACCAAACTTAAACCTTGCATCTTTCCCCTCCATGTCTTTTTGTGACACCACGTAGATTATCTTAGTATTATCGCCATCGTATCTCTGAGTGATCTCTTTAGCAATATAAGGCGATGCTACTTGAACAATCTTATCAGCATCCACTCCCGCTGATAACATCATTTCTTTCTTCTCATCAAACGTAAAAGGTGAAGTTTCACTATCAGTCTTACCAGATGTAGTGATGTATACATCAGCATAAGGAAACTTCTGCGTTAGTTTATTGTAGATGGATGAATGTCCTTTATGGAACGGGTGAAATCTACCAGGGTAAATAACAACAACACGCTCATTATCAGGCTCTTCAAACTCATTTAGCATAACGCTGTTGTATATTGCATCAAAACTCTCACCGATCGGGTCAACACTCTGTTTGAACCTACCTTTTCCGAAAAAATCTCCTCTTGCTGGTGGTTCTGTAACGTAATTAGAGTAGTAAGGGGTCATTTCTTCATCCTCTTTTCTAAATTGAGACGCCATACCACCGATAATAAATTCTCCGGTAACCTTTACTGGTGCACTATGGAATTTTGGGTCTCTTATAACGATACCCTCGTGATATTTAACGTCTCCCATGTCTGACGTTAAGGTTGTTAGTAGTTCGTCACCCAAAAGTCTAGTAGCGTGGTATATAGCAGCACCATCAATAGCTTTCTGGTGATCTACTTCATCTTTTATAAATGTATCAAGCGGTACACCGTTAAGAATCTGTAAATATACAAACTTGCTAAGAGCTCCTACCTTCTTACCGTCCTGTAATGTAATTTTATCGCCGAATGGGTTATTAGCCTCATTAAGATAGTCGCGTAAGGGTTTTGAAATCCTCTCTGTACCTACATTGACGTTGAAGTTCTTATTAAGCACATGAGTGTAGTTAGGCTGCTTAGTTAAGGTAGCAGGTACACTGCCGTATACCTTGAAGTTATATTGCTCTGCATTCTTATCGAGCTTCTTAATGAGGGAGTCGAGTACTTTTGGACTATACTCTACCTCTTTACTAGCTCTTCTTCTAGGAGTCGCTTGATAAAACTCGTTAATACCGTGAATAGCAAGGAAATCATTATCATACTGTAGAACATTAGTAGTACCTTGTACAAACTCTGTATTAAAGAACCTATTTGTGTTATCCCACATACCTAATTGCTTAAGTTCAGGTGTGATCCCATCAATAGACTCGTTCATAATAGTTAATAGTGTACGACCAGCATTAACCATTCCGTGACCTTCACCAAATCTATCTACAAGCTTATCGATCGTAATACCTTCTAAATCTAAAGGCTTCATACTACCTCTATCAAGTGCGAACTCCTTCCCTTCAGGCGTATCAATCAGTCGAAAACTAGCATTTACACCATCAATCTTAACAGAAGGAGGGTTAGTCTTAATTGATCCAACTGCTCTATCAAAAAAGCCTATTAGATCCTTACCGGTTTTAACTTGAGGTAGGTCAAATGGATGAGCCATGTGACCAGCTGCACCACCTTCATTAAGAATAGTACTGTAATATTGTTTGAATGTTTTCATCTTTAATTTTTCGGGTGTGTTTTATCTAGTGACCATCCGGCACCATCTCTATTAATACTAAATTTATAGAATGTATCTCTACTAATTAGGCTATGTAATTCTGATAAATTATTAATATTTCTCATATCTACAGGTTTAAAAAGTATTCTGCCATCTTTTTGTACGGAAAATGACATAAAAACATCAAATCCTTGTAATTGTTTATAGCCGTATAATTGAGCTAAACCACCTATATAAGTAAATTCGTTTCCGGGTCTTAATTTACCACGCTCTTTAAAATAGTTATATTCTTTTAGCATAGAATCTTTAAACATTTTTACTAATTCTAAGACCATTGATTTATATTGCGTAGTTTGAGACATTTTAGTAATAAATTCTGCAATACCATTCAATACAACATCTTCATTTTCATAATCCCGTTGAAGGTCACTGAAATCATTAACTATTTTTTTAGTTTTGAAAAGACGACCTCCAGGTCCTTTGAGTTCAATATCAACGCCAGCTATATTTAAATCGCCTTTCTTAGGTTTTTCTCCATTTGCAAAATAAGCTAAATATAATTCACCAGCCCCTGGTCTACCAAAAACTGGGGCTTCGGGTATACTTAAAAATGCAGGCTTATAATATTTGTTAGTAACATCTGCATCAGGCCAGTTTGCTTTAATAAAATCTGTTAAGTAAAACGGTTTACTTTGTGAAATTAGAGAAAGTAAATAATCTTCACTGCTCTTAAAATTAGCACCCGACATATCGAAGGCACCCTCTAACATATAGTTCTGCCATATATCAGCATTGTTATCTATATTACCATTACAGTTATCCAAACGTTGCTCTACCTCTTTGCGTAGGCTAACGTTCGCATGCGAACCTAATTTGACTCTATTCATCAGAACTTCATCATAGTATTCCTTACTCACATCACCGATATGATTCGTCTTACCACCTTCTTCTTTAGCATATATTGAGACATCCTCACCAATTATCTGTTGACGCGGTAATTTAGCTACGTTTTTTAGGGCAGCTTCTTGTATATATACTTGGTCTAATGATTTCCAGCTCATAATTAACTTTCTATATCAATTTCTGTTGAGTAACTCTTTATAATTTGAAGGATATCTGCTAGCGCTTGCTTAGCATTCTCTTCATTTACCTCTGCTAGGTTATTAATATTGTCAATATCCTCAGGATCGAGATCTATAACTAGAGCCTTCTTTAGTAGTCTGACATACATTACCTCACTCTCAGGAGACAGTATACCTACTTCAGGTTCTGTATCTGCAGCAGCCTCTGCCTCTTGAGGTGTTACATCATTGACATCATCGGCTCCTGGAGGCGGTGGTGCTTGATCCTCTTCATTGATTAGATCGAGGTCGTATATTCTTTTTAAAAATTTAGTCATAATTACACTTTGTTAGCTACTTGGTTTATTTTTTTTGAGACTTTAGAAAGCATTTTACCATACGCTTTCTGTATTTGCTTCTCTGGATTGCTAAACAGACCACCTTTAGCTTGGCCGCCAGCTAACTCTTTAGCAGTCTGAAGGGTCTTTAGATCATCATCAGTAATTTCTGCTTCATTATCTTCAGGCTCATTATCCTCAGGTTGTGTCCCTGTAAATATACCTAGCTCATCCAGCTGATCAGATACCCACTCATATGGATCACCTGTTCTAGCCTTTGCAACACCATATGGTATCTCACCACTATCTAGATAGTATTCAAATAACTCTTCATACAAATTCTGAGCTAACTCTCCACCATTTTTAAGATCTTCTACTTCATCTGGATACTTTTGTAGAATGGCCATAACTGGGTCTGCAGACGATTCCGCATCTTCTATATAACTCTTTACTGGTGGTGCGATGAATCTACCATCATCATCCAGTGCAATCATTTGATCCGCTAATGATGTATCACTGTGAGGAGTTGCACTATCCATACTCTCCTTAAGGAGCTTATTTGCAAGTTGGGTGTAATTATCCATATTATTATTTATTTAATCAGAAGAAACTTAGTTGATAGTCTATTAAAGTACTCTTCATTAAGCCAAGTTAATTCATATTTTTTGGTATATTGCTTAATTTTACTGAAGGTGAATCGTGAGTTATCATAATCTGCTGCATTCCTCACTTCGTTTAGTAGTAGGTGACCCTTTCCCTGGTTTGATTCAAGTAAGTGGTAGAAATAATCTAAGCTATATTTGCTTATATATACTTTTAGAGGTAGTATAACCTTTATCTTCCTGAGGACACTACATATAGATTTGATAATATCACTCTCATTATAGAACTTAGCTAAAGAAACGTCATTTAACTGTGTATCATTAAAAAATATTATATTTTTCTTATTAGACTTACTCTTTAAGACTGCTTCACATATATGAAGTATGGTATAGTGTAGGAATAACCGCTTTACAACAGCATTATTTAGAGATTTATGAAGTAGGTCAAATTTATATAAGTCATCTACAATATTATCACTAGCATCCTTAAAAATTTCATTACAGTTAATAAGGTTTATATTGTATATGCCTAGATCAACGTTGTTCATTACGCTTATTATAATAGTGTTCCTTTAAAGCTTTAGGTGGTCTGCCTATTCTACAGTTTATAATACCATTATAGTAATCTTCACTTAATAAAACATCACGCTCAAATTGCATTTTTGATTCAAAATAACTTAGTTCAAATTTACTGCCACAAAATCTTAAGATTTGAAATGTAAAAGTATCTTTACCGAACTCTTCTATATCAGCATTAAGTCTATCCGAAGAACCGGTATAAGACTTCCAGTCACTTTCTACTAAATCAATCCTTTTACGCTTTTTACCTTTGAGTGGCTGTCGTTTAATACGCTTCACCATCTGCTTCTTACCTATATACTTCTTTTGATTTACTGTGTTAGTAATTTCGTATATAAAACCAAAGGCGCCCTCGGGTATCTCGCCGTGTATTGTCCAGTGACCTGCTTCCATCACACGTACTTACTTCTTCTTTTTCTTTTTTCTACGCTTCCGGCCAATAGCACCGTTACGCGTCTGTATAGCGCCGAGTGCTTTAGGTAATCTGTAATCACCAGGGGCATACCAGTCACCTGATTGAGAGTGACCTACTGCAGCCGCAGGTCCTAGTGCACCACCACCAACTGTATTACCTTCATCTTCATCATATACCTTCTTAGGCTTTTTCTTACTAGAATCAGTACCCTCAACTCTCTTTAGCAGCTTATCTACTGTACGTTCGAACAATCTTTGAGTATCCTCCATATTAATATTTATTTAAGTATTATCATACACTATATCACTAGTTAATAGTTGCATCACGTATATAAGCAGTTATAATAAGCATGTGAATGCGGAAATAATTGAGAGATACAGTGAGGAGATTGAGAAAGAACTACATATCGATGAGTTTAATATCAAAGAAATGTCTCTTAAAACACCGGCACGTAAACACTTCTGGGTATGTCGTTTAATTCAACATAAAAAGTCTCTCCTCAACTTAAAAGCTGAAAGGTACTCTTTAAGAGAGGATATTATACAAGCCATACAACGAGAGTCACCAGTAAAGGTAACCAGGCCTATAGCAGAAAAAAGTTCATATCAACACGAAGGAATGGTAGAGCTGCAAAATAGGATAAGTGAGCAAGAGTTAATTGTAGACTACTTAGAAAAGGTTGAGAGGACATTCACGAGCCTAGGCTTTGATATCAAAAATATTATAGAGATAATGAAGATGGAAACAATATAGAAATGATTAGATTTGAAGTAGTTAAGAGTAAGCTTAGAATATCAGGAGACCTAGTACCTGATATTCGCGATTTTTTTAGTGAGACTGATGCAACTGCTCGGTTCAGATTAAAGGGCCGAGCTAGACATTTTGCTGATATTAGAAATTACTGTATTACGCCTACTGGTCTATTCGAGGCTGGTCTGTTTTTCGATATATTGAGATACATTAAGGAAGTCTATCCTGATGAAGAGATACAAATCGATAGGGACGTATCTAATATTATAAAGCCTACATTAACATCCGCAGATATATATGATGATCTAACACTACCTTTAAGAGATTATCAGCTAGCTGCATGTGAGAAAGCAATTCAATTTGGTAGAGGTATTCTGAAAATGGGTACCGGTGCTGGTAAAACCTTAACAATATGCTCGCTACTATCGAGTATGTTTAAGAGTAAGGGTGATACATTTAAATGCCTCCTGATTGTACCGGATTTAGGTTTAGTTAATCAAACGTTTGGTGACTTTAATGAATATAACGCACCTTTTAAATATACGAAGTGGTCCGGTAAAAACAAACCAGATTTTACTGCCAATGTTATTATAGCTAACTTAGGCATACTGCAGAGTCAGTTTAAAGATAATGATTGGTTGGAGAAGGTAGACATGCTAGTTATAGACGAGTGCCACAAAGTTAAAAAAACTAATAAGGTGAGTAAAATGGTACAGCAAATAAGAACTGTTCATAAGTTCGGACTAACTGGTACTATGCCAGATAGTAAGGTTGATGAATGGAATATTATTGGCAAGATAGGCAGCATTATATACGAGAAGGATAGTTTTCAACTACGTACTGAAAAACACTTAACACCAGCTAACGCTACTATTATCGAGGCTAATTTTGTAAATTCACCAGCATATAAGACAGGTGCAGATGCTAAACTAAACTATAGGCTCGAGTTGGACTTTATATACGAGAATCAATTTCGAAATAATGTAATAGAGCAGATATGTAATAATTTTAACAATAACATTCTCGTACTGGTGAATCACCTAAAGCATGGCGAAACACTATATGACCTAATGTCAACCTTAAAGCATAAGCAAGTATATTTTGTTAAGGGTGAGCTAGAGGTTCAAGAGCGTGAGAAAATTAAAAGTATAATGGAGGTAGATAGTAACGTAGTATGTATAGCTATGAGTTCTATCTTCAGTACTGGTGTTAATATTAAAAATATACACATGATTGTATTCGCCGCCGGCGGTAAAAGCTCCATACGCACTATACAGACTATTGGACGTGGACTACGCCTGCATGACAGTAAGGATAATCTTAAGATAATTGATATAGCGGACCAACTTAAATATGGTCAAAAGCACGTAACTCGTAGAAAAGAAATATACGAGCAAGAAAGAATACCCTATAAAATAGTACAGGTAACAGAAAAATAAGTTGATATTACTATAGTTACATATTATACTTAGTTATATTATGCCAAGCGATAAAGAACCTAAAGCCGACGAGAAGCCTAAGACTGATGAGAAGCCTAAGACTGATGAGGCTCCCGTGGTCGAGGAAAAACCAAAACCTAAGAAGAGGGGACCTAAGCCGAAGATTGATGAGTACTATGTCAACCCGGCTGTATTCAAGGAGCAGATTAGAGAGTATTATGTGACTGAAGATTGTATTTTCGATCTTGCCAACTCACTTAAAAAGATTGCTTATGGGTTGGGTAATAAATCTAACTTTATAAATTATACCTATAAAGAAGAAATGATAGGTGACGCTCTGGTTAAGATGTATACTGCTTTACAGAATAAAAAGTTTAATGTTGATTCAGAGTACAATCCTTTCTCATATTTTACTACTATCGCATTTCACGCCTTCATTAATAGAATTAAAAAGGAAAAGAAACATCACCAGACTCTATGCGATTATAGAGAGCAGGTATATGAGAGAGAGATGTTAGAGTCCGGCGGTGGTCAGGTTTATGTAAAGCCTAATACTGACGACGAATAATATGAACACAAAGGTAGCGATATTTTCTGATATACATCTCGGTGTTCATCAGAATAGTGACTTCTGGTTGGGTGTAGCTAATCAATGGAGTGATTGGTATATTAAAGACTTAAAGTCAAAAGGTATATCTGATATTATCTTTTGTGGAGACTTCTTTCATTATAGGGACGAAATAAGCGTCAAGACACTAAACTTTGCTAAGGATTTTCTAGATAAGTTTAATGATTTTAATATCACAATGATTACTGGTAACCATGATGCGTGGTACAAGGACACTAGTGAGATTAACAGTCTG